TTATCAACCATGTTCTTATCTGTTTCGATAAGCTTGTCATATGTTGTTTCTTCTAGAAGCTTTCTTAATTCTTCTTTCTATTTATCTTGTTCTTCTTTTGCTTGAGAAAGAAGGTCGGAAGCATTTAAGGTTATATTGTCTCCGGGTATTGGTATGTTGCCACCAAACTTGCCTCTTATTTGGCCGAGGGTCTCTTTTGAGAGCGCCAAAGCAAATCGTCTTATCCATTGCTTACCCATAGAATTGATAGACTCATAGGGTATATTTTGGAATGGTAATGTATTAACATTGTTTACACCGTCTTGGCCTGAATCTACGTTATCAGTAAATGGACTTTGTCCTCCATCAATCGTGAAACGAAACCAGAACTTTTCTGGAGACACTTGTGTTGGAGATGGATATAGTCTCAATTTATTATCAATAATTTCGTACGAATAATGAGAAGTTCTTGTGTAAAGGTGATCTTCATAAGATATTGCTTGTAATTTGTTTTGCCAAGCAGGGATTACTTGAAAAGAAGAATCATCAGCATATTGCCCATAATTATGCATATCACCAACAACATTTAATCCACCATAATATCCATAAAATCTCCACATTTGTTGAGGAGAGATGTAAAACATTTTTCTTATCTTAATTCTTTTGTTCCCAACAGAACCTGAAAATGGAGATCCTGGTTCTAGTGAAGCGGAATATACTATATCCTGTAGATCGTAGTCTTGTTGTTTAGACACACTGTCAAAGGAAGCGCTATAGATTGGCTCTGTACCGCCAACACCTGCTTCTGTTGCAAACTTGTCACCCATCTTGAAAGCGTAGTCAAATGTAAATTTTGGATACTTGAGAGAAGCGCCATCTGCTCCTGCCGTAACTTCACCTTGATGATCAAAGGAAGCTGTTGGAGAACCTAATGCTGGTCCTAAAGAGTTCTTAGCTTGATGTTGATTGACTATATAAGAGTACTCTAATACGGCTTCTTCGTAATTTGCATATACATTCTTCTCTGTTAGTTCGATATCTAATACATCACCACCAAGGCGCTTATAGGTAAACTTAACTTGTTTTACTGCTCCTGATAAAAACTCTTCAGAAGAGTTGTATACACCCATTGGGCACGCATCGGCAACATTTGATCTAGTTCCGGTAACTGGTAATATAATTGCTGATTGTGTTGATGTTGGTGTTAAGGTTGGTAATGACATGCATGAATCCTCCGTTCCAAGTAACTAGTTTTTACAAAAAGAAAAGCCCCAAGCAATTGGAGAGAGCAAGGGGCGAGAGCGGAGGACTAACAACATATGTTAATTATTACTAACTAATTAGTTTATTCCTCTTTTGAAATCTCTTTTTTCTTTGGAGTTTTTATCTTTTTCTTGGCATTTGTTCTTTTCTTTTCAGCTTTGAGTTTAGCTTGGGCTTCTGCTTCGGCTTTTCTCTTTACTTCTTTCTCTTTGCGTTCGGCTTCCAATGCTTCTTTCTCTTTGCGTTCGGCTTCCAATGCTTCTTTCTCTTTGCGTTCGGCTTCTGCTTTTTGCTTTGCTTGTAATATTTCACGCTCTTTTTGAACCTTCAGTTCAGAGGCTATTTTTGCAAAAATTATTTTTTTCTTCCTTGGTTTCATGAAGATCTCCTTTTTTGAATTACCTTATAAATAGTTCTTATAATAAGAAAAGCCCCAAGCAGAGCTTGAGGCCATCTATAACGATCAGGTCGTATGAAAAATAGGAACTATTAAGATCCAGATTCTCCAAGAAGACCACGAACGATTACAAGACCGTACATATCAGGACGAACCATCTTCTTTCCGTATCGAGTCATTACGCCTTTACGTGGCACAAAGTCCTCAACACCGAAGATTGTAGGTGTTGTTTGTAGTGGAACGTAAGGAGCATATACATATCCTGATTCTAAGAAAGAACCACCTTTACGTCCAACAAGAACAACGTTTCTTGGGAAGTAAGGATCAACGATTACGTCAAACTTACGAGATAAAGAACCAGCTTTTTGAGCTCCGATTTGACCTTTATCAGCATCAGCAGTTACGTTAGCACGGAAACCAGAAGTAAATTCTAAAATATTAGCAACTTCAGGACCACATACTACATAATTAGCTCCACCACGAAGTGTTTTCAAGTGGATTTGTGCAGAAACATCATTAATGGTTTCGATCAAAGTCTCATACCATTCTGAAACAGTTCCTGTGAAATCAGGAGCTAACGCGCTAGCGCCAACTTCAGCACCAGTTTCACGATTTACAAAAAGACCTGGAGATCGAGACCAGTAATATGTTGCAGCAGTTGCACCATTTACAAGATCAGCAACCAATTCACGGTCAATTTCCAAAGCAATTTGTTCAGAAAGAATAGAAGTTAATTCAACTTCAGCATCCAAGTTGTGATAAGCATTCAAATCTTGACCTAACTCAGGAGTCCACTTAGCCTTAAGCTTTTTGGTTTGAGCTGTGATCGCGATTGAATCAACCTTGATGTCGATTTCTGGTATTTCTGCAGCACCTTCTAGAGGCCAATTAGCAGCACCTTCTATAGAACCTAGTCCATTTCCAACAGCAAAATTGTCTCTTTCAGGAGCAGAAGCAGTAATGTCTGCTGCTGTTACAGTATCTTGAACATTAGAACCAGAAGTTCCGATCATGTAGAAAAGACCATTTCCATCAGCATCAAGTCTAGAAAGACGACGAATTTGACTAGCTGAAGTCGAAACACCGCTTAAATTAGCAGCACCAGCTGCTCCCAAGAATTTAAAGTCGATAGCAGCAAAATTATCTGTATCTAGTTGTGTGTGAGCGTCTAAAGCTGCTTTAGTGATTTTGATCTCTACAATATTAGTTGTATGAGTAGCTGTTTGTGCATCACAAAGAGACATAAGATCTGGATCATAAGCTAACTTCTTTCTATCACTTTCTGAAATACTAGCACTAACATTGATTACATGTGGAGTAACAGCTGCAGAAGCAAATGCGAAAGAACCTGTAGCAGAAGCATAAGCATAACCACGAGCAGAATTACGAGGACCTGAGAAGTCTTCTTTTAAAGTGGTACCAACTAAGTTAACACCATCGATAACTTGAGAACCAACTTTGTCTGTACCGTAGATAGAATCACCAGCAGTTTGACCAAGACGAGAGCTCATATCTTGAGTTCCCAATTTGGTACCGAAAGTAAAATCTAGAAAGAAGATAAGACCACTTGGAAGAGACATCGGCTGAACCGATACCAATTCATTTGCAATCAAACCTGCAAAAACACGACGAACAATTGGAAATGCAACTGAAGCAAAACCTTCAATTGATCCACCGTTCATGTTATTTGATTCGCGAAGAAGATCCTTCGCTTGATTTTCGAGAAGACGAGCCATGTTGTGGCGTGATTGTTGTGTATCAAGACCTTCCAAAAGACCGGTAGCTTCCCACTTAGTGAGTAAAGCTTGTCCTTCTTTTTTCATATCACGATTAACAATGCCTTCACTTAATGTTTGTATTATAGACATATTAATTTCTCCTTTATATTATTATATTAGTCTAAGCCAGCAAGTTTTTTCATTCTGGAAGCAAAATCATGCGACTCAGTAATGTTTTCTTGCTTGCGACGTGGCAGATGTGCAGAAAGAACCTGTTTTCTCTGTACTGTCTCACTAAGTGATTTTGGACCACGCTCTTTGCGAGTTCCCACTGTAGTTTCTTTAAGAGTGTTGTAAAGAGCTTTTGCTTCTTTCAAAGTCTCCGCCTTTGCGATAGCTTCGACAATTTTATCTTTTTGTCGCTCATTCAAGGAGGCATCGCGTAAAACTTTATTGCTATACAATAGTGTAGCATTTTGTAAAACCATTTCTTCTAACTTACCTTTCATGTCTTCAAGAACTGATCTCATTTGATCTTGCTTGTCTTGATACATTAGGACAGAGTTTTTCAATTCTCCGACCTCTTTCTCTAATTCCTCAGCAGCTTCTTTGTGAGCTGTTGATTGTTGTGCTGCCATTTCCATTTCAGCATCATATTTTCTTGTTCCATTATCTGTTACGAAGTGTCCATGCTTGACATCTTCCATATCGACAACAAGAGATTCATCTAATAATTCTTCATCTTCTTCGTCTTCTTCAAGCAAAGATAGAAGTTCATTTATAAGATCATCTTCTTCTCCTTCTTGTAAAAGCCCTTCTAAACCGCCCGCATCTTCAGCTGGAGGCTCTTCAGCAGGTTCAGGGGCACCTATGTCTGCTGCAAGAGATTCGGTGTCCTGTGGCTGTTCTCCGGCGCTTGTTGGATCTGCTTCTGCTTGTTGCTTGATGGACTCCAAATCAAGACGGAAATCTTCGGGATTAAATTCAAATTCCATTTCCATTTCGACGGGTTCATCATCAGCAAGAGAAGGATCTGATGCGAAAGGTACATCCATTTCTTCTTCAATAACTTCTTGCGTGTCATTGCCCTCGAGCAATTCTTCGACAGCAGCTTTGATTTCTGTTGAGTATTTGTCAATAACAGCTTGCTCTGCATTTTTGAGAGCAGCTTCTTTTAA